GGAATCGGGACTATATATTTTGTTTAACCACCAGTCTTCTATTTTTTCAACAGCCCACAGTTTTTTTTGTAAGGGCATTGGGTTTTTAGATAAACAATGCCAATTCCACGGCTTATCTGGGTTTTTGAGTACAATATCGAAAGTTATATTGGGGTTTTGAGATAACCACCTCCAATCCCACGGCTTATCTGGGTTTTTGAGTACAATATCGAAAGTTATATTGGGGTTTTGAGATAACCACCTCCAATCCCACGGCTTATCTGGGTTTTTGAGTACAATATCGAAAGTTTTATATTGGGGTTTTGAGATAACCGCTCCCAATTCCACGGCTTATCTGGGTTTTTGAGTACAATATCGAAAGTTATATTGGGGTTTTGAGATAACCACCTCCAATTCCACGGCTTATCTGGGTTTTTGAGTACAATATCGAAAGTTATATTGGGGTTTCGAGATAACAGCCTCCAATTCCACGGCTTATCTGGGTTTTTGAGTACAATATCGAAAGTTTTATATTGGGGTTTTGAGATAACCACCTCCAATCCCACGGCTTATCTGGGTTTTTGAGTACAATATCGAAAGTTATATTGGGGTTTCGAGATAACAGCCTCCAATTCCACGGCTTATCTGGGTTATTTTTTATGAAATTAAAATAATAGTAAGAATACATCTTTATTTTTAATATTTTTTTTCTTATTTAAATTTCAATTTTCTTTAAAACCCAATGGGTGTATTTAACCCTAATTATGTATTCAAAATTAAGAGTTGTTTTTAACCCTTTCCCACACGGGGTAATCCATACCAGTCCAAAGGCGGTAAACAAAACAAAAAATGAATATTTAAAAAAACAAAATAAATAAATAAAGATGAATCAAGCATCATTTTTTATTGAAAAAAAAGCGTTATTTGGTGGTTATCCTAACCATTGTCAAATACTAGAACTACAGCGTGAAGGTGTAAAATGGTTTATAGATTTGACTCATAGTAACGAAAAAAATATAAAGGTCTATTCAGACCTGGTCGACAATTGGATTAATTTTCCAATTAAAGATGGATCTATACCTATGGATAAGAAAAAGTTTACTATATTTCTTATACTAATTCAAATGGTTCTCGAAAGCTTAAAACCCGGAGAAAAGTTATACTTGCATTGTCGGGGTGGACATGGTCGCTCGTCGCTTGTGATAGCGTGTTTTTTAGGATACAGTCTAAATTTATCATCCTTAGAAAGTCTAGAGTTAACAATGCGTATTCACTCCACAAGACCTAATTTAAGGAAAAAGTGGTTAGAAAGGTGGCCGCTAAACCTTAAACAAAGACTTTTTGTCGAAAATTTTTTCGGAAAATTTTACATGTATTCTGGTTACCGTTACTCCAAAAATATTCCCACAAACAAAAACGAATTTTTTAGGTACATTGTAGCTTTAAATTTTTATTTGCATCAAAATCCAATTATACTTGATACTCTCCTTAATTCTGGTATGAAAAAAATCATGGGTGAAGATGTGGCAAGTCAAATACTACAAGAATTGAGGTTCGTTTTACTCTATAGCAAAGCAAAAAAAATATTTGATTTTGGATAAAAATTTAATGGTCACATATAACTATTAAATCAATTGACCTACTTTATGTGATATTTTTTATATTAAATAAATGACGAATCCAGTACCTATGGAATTTGAAGTGGTCATTGACCATTTCTATGTTTTTGACAATGTTGGGGTTTTTCCAATTAAAACAGCCATTGATTTCTTTCCTAATTTTATACAAAAAATATACAATACAGGGTATGATTTAACCAATAATCACAGAATCGTATTTGCAGCTGTTTCCTCCGATAATTTAATTACTCCAAATATCTTTGATGGTCTACCATTGCATGGCGCAGCCATCTATAATATGAATTCAAAAGCTATAGACTATTTTAAGGTTGAAAATGAATCTTATTTAATAAAAACGAGAATATTGGATATAATAACCAGAAGTATACATGATGAATTTTTTTTAGATATTCAGGTTAGTAACCCCAACTTTGACGTGGATGCTAATTTTTTCGTTAAATATGGTTTTATAGAACCTAAATTAATTAAAAAAGCAATACGTATGAGATATGTGAAGAGACCCTCCACGAAATTAACGTTAATGCAAATAAGGTCGGCTGTAGCCAGTCTAAAGGAAAATGTTTTATTAATAAACATGTTTATTCCAAAGGTGGTTGCAGTCACACTATCGAAATGTCTAAGAGAAATTAATGAGGCTTCGGGAAACTTTTCCATCGTAAAATATATAGACAATGGTGTGGCTTTAATAGGCCTTAATTCCGATAATATTCAAAGTGGCGATAAAGGTTCAGTTCCCCAGCCAGATCGATACTCACCGTTTGTGTTTCATACGCACCCTGATCATATAACTCGAGAGTTTAAGGCATTTATATCTTGGCCCAGCGGGCAAGATATGATGGTTGTAGCGTTAAGTTTTTTAAATTTTCGAGATCAATTGGTCCACTTTGTGGTTAGTCCAGAAGGGTTATGGTCGATACATGTCACTACAGAATTTCAAAAACTATTGGTCAGTTTAAGGTCGAGTAACTCGTATGCTTGTTCTCAAGGTATTTTAGCCGCCATTCACAAGGTATTTACCGATTTTGAAAATCCAAGGTTGGCAAATACCATAGATGCAATTGATAGATACAATATAGGCGGTCGGTACCTTGCAACTACGAAAAACTACAAACTATCCAATCTTTTTACAGATGTCCCAGACCTAAACAGTGTATGTAGGGCAAATGTGGCCGAAGATGCTCAACTATTCAATGTTTCGCTAGTCAAGTGGAAACGTTTTTCTGAAACGGCGGATAATGGAGTGTATTTGACCTTTGATTATATTGCTGATATTCCAGGAGGACTTTCTCCATTCTTTTTTCCGTTCTTTTAAAAATTTTAATGGTATTAAATACCATTAAAATTTATTTAAACGTTTCTAAAATTTAATCTATAAGTCTCAATTTTAGGTCCGTTGACAGCTACTTTTGTATATGTATCGAATAATTTTTCTATGGTTACATGAGCCAAAAATTCATACACGTTCATCCATCCGTCCGGTATTTTTACAAAATGAAATAATGGTTTCAACATACTTTTAAGCTTATTACTAACTTTCATAGGTATATGATCACCTGGTTGTCCTGTTCTCCTTCCACCTATAATCATATGGATAGCGTCAACAATGTCGTAATGAAAATAATAATCGGGGAATCTAACCATATCGTTCAAATCGACCGGTATGGATGGTTTTGAGTCAAAATTTCGATAAAAAGAGTTGTAAGTAAAACCGTCACGTTTGGTTGGTGAGTCTATTTTTGTCACTTTTCCGGTTTTACCCAAAGATGGATAAAATTGAGTATTAAATGGTCTAAAAAAATAATCGTTAGTTTTAGGGTCTCGTAGAACCTCTGCGTGTCTATAGCCATATTGTTTGTCTGTAAAGCCTGGACGATAAGCATTAGAGACTCCAAAATCGTTTAAAGCTGAAATGTAACCATAATTCGGAACTTTGTATACCGTATTGTTGAGATAGTACTCCCAGTATCCTCCTGGTGGAATCTCCTTTATAAGTATATTTTCTTTTTTGATGTCATTATGGAACATTCCATACTCTATTTGGATAACTGCCAAACCGAAAAAAACTTGAAAAAGAATGGATAATATAACCTCATCTCGTAAATCTTTTAATTTGTTCAAAGTGTAATCGAACAATTCAACCACTGTTTCAGAACATTTGGCATTTACGGTCTTGCGATCCAATGTTTTTAAAGAACAACTGTCACAAAAATATATGGCATAAGTATAGCTAAAGTTTGGACAAATCTTATCATCTATCAAATCATTTATAAGCTTATTATAAAGGTACTCGACAGGATAATTTTTTTTCAAAGCTCGTCGAAATTCCCAATGGCCTAGACGACCTTCTTTTATGGCGACTTTAATGTTTTTATTGGGTATTTTAACACCATAAACATTTCCAAATGACCCAAAACCTAAAAGCTTGGGATCAACCACATATTTCAATAGTGTTTTAGTATTGGTCATACAAGCCTTACCTTCTTCAATAATTGCCGATGCAAAATAAGATTTAATCTCACCATTAAACCCTTGACGTTCAGAAATTGTATAAAATTTTTGTCCAGAAGGTACAGGTTCTTCATCTTCGTCTTCGGTTATAATAGAAGGTTGGACGCTAGCCTTAACTTTGGGTTTAGGTTGTGGTTGAGCTCCAAGTTGTAAGTATAAATTGTTATGGTTCTTCTTCAACCATTCCATACATATCGGATTTATATCAACAATAAGGTCATTACATTCCTTATTTAATTGTTTATATTTTGGTCCGTCTTTTTTGATAAGTCTGTTTGTAAGAGGGTTTCGTGGTGACGGGCTAAGCCTTTCATTAGCCCACTCTTTACATTTGGAGGTATTCATATTTATTACCTCGTTTTTTAAAAAAAAGTGTAATGATAATTTTTAATGGATATTTAGTCCATTAAAAATTGCATTTTTTACTCTTTGGAGATAAAAATTTTCTTTTCCGAAACAGGTAAAATATAATGGAGAAGATAATCATAGTTTCCTCCAATATATTCAGGCTTCCGGTTATTCATTAAAGAAAACTCTTCTAGGAAAAAATTTGAAGGTAATAGTTCATCTTTAAATACATGATCGATGTTGGTATGGAGCAATACATCCATTTCGAATTTTTTATATAAGTTTGTTTTAAAGATATTGTAAAAGGTTTCGTACGAGTTTAAAATTTTAATTGAGTTAACAACATTTGTTAGGTTGTATTTGTCCATTAAATCTTGAATTATTTGATCTGAAGATGTGTCGGTTTTTAAGTCTGTTTTAAGCTTAATTTTATCCTTTTTTAAAGACCGATATCCTAAAGTCAAATAAAGGTTTAAAACATCAGTTAAAATGGGATATAAGTTTGAAAAAAATTGTTGTAATTGTGGATCTTTGTACCACACGCATTTCACAATTTTTTCATTTTCGTTCAACAAAAAGGTGTCTCCATACCATTTATTTTTATCTTCGTTTTCACATTGAACTTTACCTAAAACATATATATCATCATTTTTTATATAAAATTGAGTTGTGGGAACTTTTAACCACAACAAATCCACTACCATTGCAAAATTATATTTCAAACATAAAAATTGAAATGGTTCACTTAATCTAATGATAGAATTGTAAATATCGTTTATGTAGTGGCCGTGACTACCTATTATTTTTGAATCGGGGTTTTTATTTTTAACAAACAAATATATTTTTTGTGGAAGATTTAAACCATGAACTAAATTTTTGGGGTGGGTGTAATTGTATTCTTTCGAAAAGGTTATTTGACCACTTGTCTTGTCTTCATTAAAAGCAATGGTTGTTTTAAACTTGTCGGAGAGTTGATTAACCACCGCCATCATTAATCCTTCGTTTGAACCTATTTCCACTTTACATTCGGTGACATGGTTTAAAATGGTATCGTAGCCTTTAAAACTCTTGAAACATTTTTGACACACAAAGCCTATACTTCTATGTACACTACATTTCTTTGTTTTTTGATGGGTTACAAGCAACCTTTTTTCTTCAAAAAATAAATCACAGTATTCGCACTCAAACATTTTTATTATGATAGTTTTTACTATAAAAAAAATCATTTTTAGAAAACTTGTTATTTCTTTAATGCTCTCTAATAAGCATTAAAAATTATAAATTCTTAAACGTCGTATTTTTGGT